ACGCTTCCAGTGCCAGTGGACGTGGTGACACCAGTACCACCTTTTGACACTGGTACCTCGTATATAAGAGCTGATGGGTCTATGCTTGTCAGATCAGTTCCGCTGCCTATAAATCGACTCGCTGTCACACTCCCATCTGTTCCTCGTTTAACCACACTACCCGGAAGAGATGTTGTTAGGCCAGTTGTTTCAATCCAAGAAGTCCAAGCTGTTCCAGTGTATGTTCTAGATGCTTCTTTTCCATCTGCAATGGACTTAATTGTTTGAACACACGGATTTGGATGACCACCAGACATTTCAACAATGTACACGCCTTGCGACCACATAGGTGGCAGACCTGTCACGCCAAACGACTCTGTGATAAACTTCCCAGTGTGTGTGTACAGAGTATCCAGATTTCCTGATCGCGGTTGAAGGTGCTTACCTGTTACACCACAGTCCCCGAGCAGTAGCACCCTCGATGAGTCAAAATCACCATCATAATAGCCAGCAAATGTGTGATAACGGATCGTATCACCAAAGTATCCGTCAGCAGGGTATGTTGTGTTTACAGGGTCAATAAGCTCATTTGCAGTTTGAGCTGACACAACACTTCTTCCGAAAGCAGTGGATGCAATTGTGCTGGCAGTTGTTGGCGATGTGAAATATGGGACAGCGCCATCGTAACCAACCACACTGTCCAGCGGGCCACTTCCACCCTCACCACCAGATGTGAATGCGATAGTCCAGTAAGCACTCTCTGTTGCCGGATTCTTATTCACACCGGTTTGAATAGCCTTATACACAACACCAAGATGTTGGACATACGACTTATTGACAATGTACTGTGTAGCAGAGTCCCACTCAGGGAACCCCTTCTGCATCAGATATGCGACATTGTTGTCAAGCCTGTTAAACTGCCAGTTGATTTCTTGGTGTGTTGGAACTTCTACGTTCCACCCATTATCAATCTTCATGTCGTCTGGGATGATGCGATCACCCGCACTAGCCCAGATGTGTGTCATGTCAATCTTGTTAAGATCAGTCATCTTCCTTATCCTGTAATGCTGGCAAGTACGCCACCAGTTGTGTCATCGTAGTAGTCCCCGAAGCCTCTAGCATCAGGATAACCAGCAAATGCGAAGGCACGGCTATATTGATACTCAATAAATGTCATTTGAACGCCAAGTGGTTTCGGGAGCAGATTCCCGACACCTTCTAGGTCAAACAGTAGACTTCGCTCTACTGTTGTGAGTGGACGCCCAAGTACAACCTTAACTTTGCAAGGTGCATACTCGTCAATCGTGACTTTAGACGTTCCGAACAGAAACTGATAAGCACGAATAAAGTCTTCTGTTGTTGCGTTAGTTCTGTTCTGCAGAATCTTTGCCTTCAGGATGATACGATATTCGTCGTCTGTTGGGGCACGAGAAGTTGTTGTTAGCTCGCCTTCCGAATACCAAGGGGCACCGGCACTCTTGTTATTCAAACTACCAAATGTACCAGCACGAGGCTCACCATCGAAGCCAAAATACTTGTTGATTACACCGCTGACAACACCACGTGGACGACCTACAATCTCACCAATCACGTCAAGTTGAGCACCAACTGCTGTGTCAATGCTTCGCTCCGTCTGCAGAGCCTTGAGGGTGTTCTGAATGATTTCAAAACCAGAAAGCAACAGACGAATATACTTGTCGAACACTGGCTTATTCTGAAACTGCTCCGTGTAGCGTTCTTTGGCTTCAGCGTAGAAGTCAATATCATTCCACTCATTGACAGCCATATTATACCACCGTCACTGTAATGTAATCAGCATCCCACTCACTCACAGCATCAAAGGCGATTGCGATGTTGCTCACACCTACCGGAGAAGGAGATGTTCCAATCGTCATGCTATTCACGGCATGACCACTGACAGCGTTCACTGGAGTGTAGAGGCGAGAGTAGATTACATCATCACCAATGAAATACTTTGCTTTTGCATAAGCAAGAATATTCTGCTTCACTTGTGCGATAACATCAGATGGAATACCACCAACGTCAGTTAGCTCAATGTTAATGTAGATCGGAACAGAAGTCGGACGCTTGAATCGAATGACGTGAGGGAGTCCTTGACTATCGAGGATTGTTGTTGCTACGTTTCCTCTACTCCAGATTCCGATTGGTTTGTTCTCCAAGATCGTCTTGGCAATGTCTGTATTCACACCACCAAGAACAATAGGCATAAAGCTGTGTGCTTCCAGTCCAATTCCGTCCACAAGGTCTGTATCATTTTCGTAGATGATTACATCTTCCACACCTTGAACATTCCGCAGTGCATCCAGCATCGCTTCAAGGATGGTTGTTGCTTGCACATACTTACTATTGTACCACCGCTCACGAAGCTGAATGTCTGTCTCTTCGACGCTACCCACTGTTGCAGCTTGCGGGTTTGTAATGCTATCCAATCCGGCGTAGGGAACAGGGATGTTGTTGATTGTGTTTGCCGCTTGTTCAACAACCCCATACTCAGTACACCTTACAACACCGAGCTTCGTCGATTTGGTGAATGCGAGGTTGTTTGAGACAGTGAAGTACATTGTCTGAAACACGTCATCCACAGCCACAGAAAGCGTTTCATCTACCACCTGTGGGGTAAGATAGGTAGAGGCTGCTGCGTCGATTTCAGCGGCCAGAAAGCCAAGTAGCGAGGCATTTGTGCCACCACCAGAATGGGTGTACGTCACATCGACGAATGTCGCTCCATCGAAGCTGTATGAGAATGTGTAATCACCAGCAGCCGTTGACAGTGCTTCAAGAGAACATCCAGAGCACGCATTCGTATCCAACAGCACAGACTGTGTGAGAGTGAAGTATTTCTTTGTGGTTGTGGAGTTAATCTGAACAGTTGGACGAACCAGTGTATTGTAGTCCCCTGACAGTAGCACTTGTGCCTGTGTCTTACTTTCCCTGTTTCTCCAGATTCCAGACAGTGTCACGATATTATCAAGCGCAACACCTTTGGCGTTCTGTGGAGTGAAGCTGTTGTAGACATACTCAAGCTGTTCCCACAATGCTGCCTCAGCAGGAGCAACAATGCCGACCATCCTACCAAGAGCACTGTTGTCAGACACATCTACAACATCTCCCACCTCAACCAAGTCGGCGAAGATTTCTTGCGCTTTGGCTTTATTGTCTGCAAGCACTTCCGACAGTCGTTTTACGCTCAGTCCTGCATTTGAAAGTCCTGCCACGACTACCCTCCTAGAAGCAATGTGAAATCAATTGGTACAACGCTGTCAGTTGCTACACGAACAGCAAAAGACAGATAGAATTTACGGGTTGAAGATTCAAGATAACTGTTATAGGAAATAAGCTCCAATACACCAGAGTCTTCAACGATGGCTGTTTGGAACAGTGCGTCCACCGATTGTTTGTCGAAGCCTTTCACCAACACTTCTTCAAAGTATGGAATACCAATTGAAGTGTCTAAAAACCACTCACCAAGGAACGTACTTAGCTTGATCTTCAATCGTTGAGCTACAACATCTTGTTGGTCGTATGTTACATCACACTTCCAATTACGAAACACAATATCGTGTGATGTTGGGTTTAGAAGCAGATCCACGTTCACTCCTTAATTAGATGGTGGCGGCGACGATCCGTGACGATGAGTGTCATACACAATCCCGTTGGAAGTCAGTGTACCCGTGTGTGTAATGTTTCCATTCCAAGTGGTGTTATCAACATTCAGCGTTGCACTTGGAGAATTAATCTCTACCGCAACATCTGTTGTGAATGAAATCTTTCCACTTTGGGTAAGCCGCATCTCAACTTCAGTTGCATGACCAATGTTATGCGCCACCACCAAATCTTGTGTGCTGTGTGGTAAGGTACGGACAGATGGGTTGTTCAAACTCTTTGCGAATGGGCCAACACCGGGAATGAACACAGCGTCGTTCATATCCATGCGACGAATGCGTTCTGGGCTGGTCGGCATTCCGTTCCCGTGTTTGAAGTTGTCGATTGCTGAGTGACAGAACACACACAATCCAACGTCCCCCTTGAACAGAGGGAAGCTCACCATGCTGATTCTTCCAGAAGGCATCTGGACAGGGACAGCCATAAGCTGCGCATGTTCCTCTGAAGATCCATCATCATTGATGACATTCACCACAGGTTGAACATCCACTTTAAGGCTCTTCAGATCGTCATAGACGTTCGTAATTACGCAGGGGATGGCTGTGTATGCCTTATTCATTCCGCTCTGTACAGCGAGCCGTAGGGCGTATTCAAGAGAGGCTTCTGTCATTGTTCAGTCACTCCATCCACCTTTGCACACACACACTCGACGTACCAGTCGTTCCCACGGTAGTCTCCGGTGAACCTGATCGAATTTACTCGGAAGAACCCGTTGATATTCTTACTCACGATCTTTACCATTTTTCCGGGGACAATCTCAGGATTCAGGAGTGCCTTGAATTGCACACCGCGCTTACGCGCCTTGTCCTCTTTCATCTTCTCAGAGTCCATGGATGTATCGAACGGAATATCCACCAACCCCGTTTGTTCTGAGATGACTGGGACGTTCTTCGTACTCTTCTCAACAACACCATTGATTTCTGAAAATGTTAGTGTGTTGTTTGTGAGACGCCATTCTGTTCGCGTTTCTTCCGCGATGCGGTCAAGCATTGTCTTTGGTGTACCAGTGAGGCTGTATCCACTCAGTATCGGCGAAGACAGATTTGTCCCAACATAAGGTCCGCGAGCAACACTTGGCATTTGCTGTCTGATCTCTTCAATAATGTCTGTGTATGTCTTTCCTGCTGGAATTACAGACTTCACCTTTTGATGATTGAGATCAGAATATCCCTCACCAAGAACCATCTGTGTGACAATATCTGTTCCACTCTTGCGAGTTGTACACTGAACAACATTACCCGACAGGATTGTGCGGACACCCGTTTCTTCATATCCAACTTCAAGGGAGCAAGACAGATAGTCTGTCTCAAGAAGTGCTCTGCTTGCAGGGGATAGATTCCACACCTCAACAGCAGCACTGTTTGAAGTCTTCTTGTTGTCAGCACTTTTTGTCACTTCAAACGTGATTTGCAGAGAGTCTTCGATGAGAATCCCTTTACCACTCTTGTAATCACCCAAGATGAGGCGATACTTTCGATTTCTCTGCAACACGTTAATCTACCTCATAGACATAGAACATTGAGTAGAACTGCGGGATTGTGTTCTGTGATGACACATCTCTGTTCTTTGTGTTTGAGTTTGGAAGGATTACGAAGTGACCAGTCAAACCGTGTTTGATGAGGTTTAGATGGTTACACATTGGATACTGAATCACCATGCTTACACCACTCACCACTTCATCATCGTTAATGTCAGTGATGTCAAAATACCAACAACCACTCACTTCATTCCAACGGAACGTGAATGAGAACTGGTCATTCTCAAGATTGATGTTGTATGTGTACATCGTGTCTTCAAACAGAGGGAGTTGAATTGTCTTCCAAGTCATCAATTTCCTCCGAGTGATTTACGCATGTCGCTTGCTGGGGATGTGCTATATATTGCTTCTGGTTTTGGTGGTAAACCTTGTTTTGTCGTGTCGGTAGGCTGTGACACCTGCGTTCCACAGGCTTTTGGCTGACTAGCTTGCTTCTTCACCTTTGCGGAAACCGGCTTTTGCTGAATCTGCACATTGCTGATGTAAGCGTACTTGACACGCTCAATTGTGAAGACTGGATACACAGCATTACCGGAATCAGGAGACTCAGCAAAGTCAAGACTTGTAATCACACAATTTGTGTAGGCGTCTTTGATGATTCCTCGCTGGAAGTCAAGCAGTGTGAAGTCTTCCCGTGAATTGAACATCTCAATCACTTCAGCCTTCAAGCTCTCTGCTGGTCTAACCTTGCTAGACGCGGGTGGCATATATACTTTTGGGGCAGATGTTTTGACAAACTGACCAACCACTTCTGGAAGAAATGGAGTGATGGTGTCATCATCAGAGATGACAATTCCACCTACAGATGGTGTGCTGTTCACAAACTGCTTGTTCGTTACACCCCACCTCTCACCTTGTTGTTGGTCA